TAGCACTAAAATATAAATTAGTTCCAGCATTAACAAGATACGAATCACCAGAACTTAGCCCAAAATTATTAGATAAAATATTACCAAACTTACCTTGAGCATTAGTATCATCAAAGTTTATATTACCTGTTGCAGCCCTACTACCATCTACAAGTAGATACTGGGTATGATCGTCATCTGCCAAACCAGTCAGTAACCCATGATCTATAGATCCTACTGTAAAATGCTTTGAAGCGTCAGTTGCATGTGCGTTGTAAGTAGAGGATAAAGTATATTGAGGATGATCATCATCAGCCAAACCAGTTAGTAAACCATGATCTATTGAGCTTGCTGGGGTTGCTGATACCCACGATGCTTCATTTCCTGATATGTAAGAGGATAGTGCGACCGTAGAAGTTTCAATGCTAGTTACTAAACTTGATAATGTAGAATTAGTAGAAGATAAAGTATATTGAGGATGATCATTATCACTTAACCCAGTTAATGCTCCGTGATCAGTAACACCACCACCTCCTCCCCCACCCGCTACAGCAGAGGCATCCCAAAAAGAACCATTCCATACTAAGGAATTACCTGTTACTGGTGCTATAAGAGGTTGTATATCAATTAAACTTGAAGAAAGTGTTAAGGCATTTATACCAAGATTATCTTTAAGCGTAAGTAGACTAGATGTACCAGTCCCACCCTGAAGAACACCTACAGTATCTCCTGACTGGAATTCGCCAATAGTAGGTATCCCAGAAACAGTTAAAAGCCTTAAAGGTATTTTATCAGCCATATCTTATTATATCAACCTCTTCCGTGAGAAAAAGCAGTTCCGTCTGCAAATAACAAAGAAGCGGAGACTGTAGACAGTGTTTCGTTATGGAATACTGATCTAATAAAAGGGCTTCCTGCTATAGCAGCATGAAGGTTAATAATAGCGTCCTTGCTCCCAGGAGTAGTAGCGTTTCCTACATAAGTGGCTATACCTGCTTGAGATGAGTCCCAAATCCTAACGGCATAGCGGTCTGTAGTTATTTTATATAATACAGCAGAGTAGTCGTTACCTTTTCTTCTTTTTAGGTCACCTTTCCCAAAAATAGTAAGAATTTTATCACCGTTAATATCTCTAAAAGGGATATAACAATCCCTAACCCTTTTATTTTTGTTTAATCTACTGACAGAGCTTTTTTTAATAGTTCTAACAGGTGTTAAGCTTTTAAACATTAACCACCTACCCGTTTTCTATTATCAGCAAGGGCATTTACTACATTAACTACACCATAAGTAATTGCATAAGTAGTAGCAGTTGTTGTTGTTTGTGATAGAATAATAGAAGAAATTGTATCTCTAGGAGGTAGAGAGAATATTACTGACCCAGTTTCTATAGAAGCTACTGCCCCAGGGGTGCCACTCACATGAGTATTTATATTAGCAGCATCTTTGAAAGTAGCGTCTGGTTCAGAGAAGCTAAGTCCACTAGGAGACACTAAGAAATAATCACCACCACCACCAGATACAGCCTCTACTTGAACATAATTAGCATCAACGCTAACCCCAGAGCTATCAACAAGAGGTATTATTTCCTTAGTAGTACCAGTAACAGTAACAACTTTTGTAAATGGTCTATAAGCTTCTCTCATAATTACTCCTGATCTAGTTCCTCGGGTCCACTGACAAGATCTTCAATATCTTTTAAAGTATTCATTAGGTCTTTAGTTGACATTACTTCAACCTCGTCACTAGATTTTACTTCTTCCTCTTCTTCTGAAGATGGTTTTTCGTCTTTGTCACTAGATTTTACTTCTTCTTCCTCTTCTTCTTTGTCTATGATATCTAAAACAGCATCTTCATCTTCTAAGATGAGCTTATTCATTATTAAAGAAACGGAATCTTCCTCTCCAACAGCCTCATTTAATTCAAAAGAGGAGGATATATGTTCGTCCTCATAAAACTTAGTGAGACCAGAGTTTTCAAATAGGTATTTAATACCTTCGTTAATATCAATAGCTTCAATACCGTTCTTATTTTTAAGCATTTCTGACATTTTTACTAAACATTCTCTTATAACACTGTTTCTAGGAGAAACCTTAGCAATAGACTCAAATATAAGTGCTTGAGTGTTTAATAAGGTCTTGAAAGTAGGAATTTCTTTAATATTATTAATATTAATTCCATATTTCTCTTGTAAAAGATTTGATACTAAACTCTTAAGAGGCTTTTTCATCTCAAACAATGATTGAACATACTCTTTAAGGTCACTTTTACTATAAGAAATGCTTTCATGGAGAGTGTCTAAGTTTTTAGAGATAGTGTTTGATAGCTGCTTCTTGGAAATAATAGCAAGATAAGGAATACTAACAAAAGCTTCAACAAGAGATTTTTGTATTACCTTTTTATCATTTTCAAAAATATTTCTAGAAAGTTTAGAAATGCATTCCTCAGTAACCCAAACAGTATCAAAAGACTTCTTAGATTCAATAATCTCTTTCTTCATCAATTCCTGCTTACAAACCATTTCATAAAGATTTGCTGACTCCTGGAGGGGGAACTCTACGCATTTTTGTTCTTGTAACTCATCGAGGGACACTCTCTTTAAATTAAATGCAGTTGATACGGTATTTGAAAGTTTAACAGCATTACTAATTTCAGAAATATTTGATACTTTCTCTAAGTTTTCTCCAAGAAATTTAGATATATTCTCTGAAAGCTCTAGAAATCTTTCAAATTCAGGGGTTTCTAGAATATTGAAAGTATTATTGAAAGCTTCCTTCTTTTCTCTAAGATTACCTACAGTTTCGTTAAATTTAACTCTTTGGAACCAAGAATCCACTATAGAATTAAAAATATTGCTAGATTCAGATAAGCTGTCAGAGTAAATGCTTTCTATAAGAAGAGAAATTTGATTCTTGGAGGATGAATCAAATTTCTCTTCATTAGTAAAAACCTCGCCAGATTCGACTGCTATATTATCAAATATTATTTTATCTGTAAAATAATAATTCCCTTCTATTATATCTCCACTTTCAGAAACAAAAGTAACTAGGTTATCTGAACCATCTATAGAAAAGATAGACACATTTTCTCTTAAAATGTGTCCTAAATTATCTGATAGAAGATTTAAATTAGTAATTTTTTTGTTTCTTTGATTAAAAAACTTTTCCATATTAGTGTATTTAGTATATAAACACTATTTATATAGTGTTAAGCGTCTCTTTTAAGGATCACTTATTTTTATTTTTAATAATTCTTTCGATTATTTTGTATTTTTTTGAATCTGTACCTTCTTCTATAATAAATTTATTCTTTAAATAGGTAAGTTCATCAACCTCTTCCTTCTTAAGAGTTTTTTTAGGTTGTGCTTTCTGAATTTCCATATCATTTTTGGCTTGATTATTAGATACTTCCATATCTATATCGCCCTGTGCCTGAGCCTGTTCAACCTCTCCCGCTAGTTGAGTTTGTTGTTGAGCGGCCATTTGCTTGTTTTCCTGTTCAGCAGCCTCCTCTTGCTCCTTACTTAATTCTTCCTTAATTATTTCAATTTCTGTATCAGTAAGGTTATAAAATTCTTTATAGATATTACTTGTTGGGAATAATCCAGTACCAACCACAGCTTGAACTACCCTGGCCTTAGCCTCATCAATTTCTAATTTTCTTTTTATAAATACATCAGATGCGTCAGGCAGTTCTATTTTAATGTCTTTTATTATACTTTTAGGATATCCTATAAGTTCTAAATGTTTTTTTGCTATTTCTGTTATTCCTATAGCCACACTATCCTGAATTCTTTGTATAACTCTAGCAAATTTAACATCAAGTTGGGACAAGTTTGCCTTCCTCTCAGGAGATTTATCATATTCAACTATATAATCCTTAGGAATTTTTAATGTTGCAAGCAATTTATCTCTGAAATATTTAACATCATCAACTTCCCCTAAATTCTCAGCGCCCTTTAAAGTTTCAACTTTTGTACCTTGATTTCCTCTAACAGGGATATAAAAATCCTCATCTACTGAAAGTGGGTTATAACGAGCATCAATTTTATTGTCATTATGAAATTTTTCCTTCTTAAATCTAGTTTTTACTGTTTCAAGGAACGCTTCAGCCTTAGAAGAAGGTAGGTTTCCTATATCAATATAAAAAATCCGTCTTTCTGGTGCCCTTGAGAGACGATAAACTAGCATAGCATCTTCCATAAGTTTTAATGAACGATATACCCTCATAGCACCAGCTAGAATGGATTTCCCATAAGGATAATACTTAGGGTCTGATGTGTGTAATCTAAAATGTATTATCTGATTTTTATCTAATTCAACATAATTATCAGTCTGATTACCCCAAACTCCTGCATTAGAGTTTGCATTAGGTATTTGTTGAAGAAATGTTTTTAAATACCCAAATTTGTCCTCAATTCTAAGAATATAGTAAGGGTTTAGTATTTTAATTTTTCTTACCCCATCAGTCATATTACTAGCATTTGCGACAATTTCAATAAAGGAATCTCCAAATTTACAAGTACCTCTTACTAAATCCCAATAAACCCTATCTAATCTAATTCTTGAAAATAAATTCTCAATTTCTGAAATAGCATCAGAACTTTCTGAACGAACTAACCATTTTTTATTTCTAAGATCTTTTTGTGTAGAATCGTCTGCATAAATATCAAGAGCGGCTACGATTTCTGGGTAATCGTCCATTTTCTCATACTCATCGTATCTCCTCTTTCTATTGAGTTCTGACTCTGGCATAAGGGGTAGCCCCCTAGTATACCCCCATAAAGGTTGTGCCACAGAGTCTAAAGGAGCTTTATGGTTTACTAAAAGATCTCCCTCAACACCTCTTGGGTCATTAACAGAAGCAACCTTTTCCTGAGCTTTTGTGGCAAAAAATCTTGCAAAAATCTTTGACATATACCCAGTGGAGTACATCATAGACCTACCACTTGAACCGTCAGCTACAGGTGTCCAAGTCGTAAGACCAGGACCAGAATCTTCATTTATTTTATAATCCATGTTATGTCCTCCTCTATACTTCCAGTAGATGTCATCATTTTATGAGATTTTAAAGGTATGGGTGGTTTTTTATCTTGAGAGTGTTTAAATTTAACTATGTCTGGGTTATGCTCAATATACCTTCTACCACCATATATAGTTAGTGCTAAACTCATAACAAGATCATCATTTTGCCCAGTATCCGCTTTAACTTTACCGCTGTTGCTTATAATGAAGGTATTAAGCTCCTTAACTGTCCTTTTTGAGTTAATTTTAACCTCGTTCATACGAAGGGCTTCCTCCATTTCAACCAGGATAGTATCCCTATTTTTTGCTGTTACTTGTAGCCCCATGTTATATTTCTCATCAAACCAAATATTTTCATATTCTAATTGATCGAACATATAGTCTAATAAATTGTTTCCTATAGTATTTCTCTCAACTAAAACAGGACATAAATTATAATAGGTACCTTCATTAAAGCAAATACCAGCAAATTCATTTATGGGAGTAGTATTACTATAAAACTCTGCTACTTGCTCACCTGAATAAAGGTCAATAATCTGAAAAGCAGAATAATCCCTCCCTCTTCCAAGAGAAACATCAACAGCCATGAAGTAAGTTGAGTTTGGGTCTGGGTCTTTCCAAATATACATTCTGTTATTATATTTTCTATAAAAATCATCACTTACATTTTCAGTAAGTGATCTTAAAATAGTGCCCTCAATAAAGGTATCACCAGTTCCCAAGAACTCACACTCATATTCCTGTAACCACTTTTTATGACTAATATTAGCTCTAGTAGTTTCTTCCCAATCATCAATGTTTACAGGAGGATCTCTGTCCTCCATTTCTTTATACAACCACTCAAACCCATTTAAACGAAAATACTCAGGATGATCCCTCCAGCTTATTTCAATAGGGTTAAATGCGTTAGCACCTTCTATAGATTTATTCCAAGTGTCATGATACCAGTTACCCATACCATTTACAGTAGAGAGTATAAAGGCCCTACCACCAGTAGAAATGATAGGATAAACAGCAGCCCAAATAGTATCAATATGCTCAATAAAAGCAGCCTCATCAATAATAAGTAAAGAACCTGACAAACCACGACCAGACTGCTTACCAGAAGGTCTAGATTTTATATGAGAATTATTTTCAAGTTTTAAATTATGAGCATTAATAGTTGTGGACTTAGGCTTAATCCACTCAGGAAGCTCGTCATACATAATTTTTATACGATCAAGAACTTCAGTTGATTCAGTATCTCCTACAGAAAGGATAACTACTGTTTGGTGGGACTTAAAACAACAAATCCACAAAGAATAGGCAGCAGCAATAGTAGTACAACCCGCTTGTCTGAATTTACGAAGCATATTGAACCTGTTATTCTCTAATGCATTTATTATCGTTCTTTGAAAAGGATATAAATTAAAATCAACAAGACCTCTAATTGGGTGGACTACCTTGATATAATTACTTATAAAGTATATCGGGTCATTCTTGCACCTTTTATATTCATCAATATACTGATTTTTATTCATGATTTTCGCATTCATATGTACTAGAAGTAAATCTCTTACAAAAACTACTAAAAAATTAGCTTCCTATCTATCTAGAGCTAAAATAGAAACAAAATTTTTAGTTAATCAAAAGTCTATCTTTGGAGGGTACTCATCTGCCTTTAAAAAATTTAATGTACAAGACACAGATATTGTAATAATGTGCCATGATGACATTGAAATATTAACAGATACAGAGGAGTTAAAGGATATTATAGTTACAAACTGTTTTAAACATGATACTGGGTTTATAGGTGTTGCTGGGACTACACACCTATCAGAAGACGCTATTTGGTGGAATCAGCAAATATGGCAACAAGGTAAACACAGAGGGTTTGTATATCACGGAGAGGATAAGTTTAATTGCGAATCCACTTTTTACGGTAGTTGTGGGCAAGTAGTTAGCTTAGATGGCTTATTTTTAGCAGCATCAGGAAAAACCCTAAAAAAGATTGGTTTAGATAAACCAGACTATCTTGAAGGTGATTGGGATTTTTATGATCTTCATTACACAATTACCGCTCATAAGAAAGGTCTTAAAAATTTAGTAGTCCCAATACAATTAGTACATAATTCAAAAGGGGAGCTTACTGGGAGGGATTCTTGGCATAAAAATAGACTAGCTTTTATAAATAAACATCAACTACCTATTTTTGTAGGTTGATTTAGTTTAGCCATTTTCCTTGGTGCAATTGGGCTAGTTCCTTTTTTAATAGCAGAAAGACAGGCTTTTTGCATACTAGTCCTGTGAACAAGTCTTTTTTTCTTCATATAATTATGTATAGGTGATACAATGGATGAAAAAGAAAAAATAGAAAAACTTGAAAAGGATGTTCAGTTTTATAGTAAAAAATACTTTGAACTTAGAGAAGATTATATTAAATTAGAAAAGTCCACTATAAAGTTCAAGATAAAAAAAAGAACTAATAAGTTTTGGTCCATAATGATGGTTTTTCTAAGTTCATCAGAAAATGAGGCAACTTTATGGAAAAGGCTAAGTATGTTCTTTAAAACAATGGGGTCTTGGGCTAGAAATGGATTCAAACTTGAAGAAGAACAAGTGTCATTGGCTAGATTAGAAATCTGTGAAGACTGCCCACATTTAATTAAACCAAATTACCAATGTAAGATGTGTGGATGTATGATGAAAAAGAAAACTAAACTTTCGGGTGCTTCTTGCCCTTTATCAAAGTGGTAACCCACCTCTTAGATTTTTTTAAGTTTTCCCAATAAACTCTAACCTTTTCCTTTTTAGACTTACGAAAAAAATTAGAGTCTTTGTTTCTGTAACTCATTAAAGAACAGACTTTTTAATAGTTCCTGATCCTTTAAGGAAAGATCCTACAGTTTTCAAAGTTCTCCCTAAAACAGTAGTACCACCCTCCTTTAAAGCATACCCCACATTCTTCAGCCCAGGTTTCTTCTCTCCCTTTTTCTTGCCACTGGCATGCTTACCCTTTTTCCTCTTCATCTTCATTTCTACCATCAAATCCAATAACCTTTTTCTAGTTGATTCGTTCATTTTACTACCTTTCCTTTTAGCAGCTTTATAAGCAGCCACACCCTTTTTAGTATATGCGTATTCTTTATTACCAAGTTTAGGCAT